CCTTCTCCTCGGGCACGGTGTAGTGACAGTCGAACGTCACCACGTATGGAATATGTAGCTCCTCCGCAATCTGAGCCAGTAACGGATTGGCCCGACGCGTCTTCTCGAGCTCAGGAAAGGCCTGTAATTCAATGTAGTAGCTGTCACCGAATGTCCTCTTGAACTGTGAGGCAACTCTTCGAGCGCGTGAGTAGCTAGCATCCGACTCAGCAATATGCTTTCCTCCGACGAGTGCCGTGAAGAGCGCACTGCCCTGACAACCAGATAGAACAACAAGCCCACCACTATGGGCGGCAAGCATTCTTCCATCAGCAGTTGGCTCATGATAGAAACCCTCCGCGTAGGTTGCGCTTACCAGTTGAAGGAGATTTTGGTATCCTCTGGTATCTTCAGCAAGGACTGTAAGGTGATTCTTACGTTGTGTAGCTGTCTCTCCGAGCCCTCCGGTGTATAGCTCCACGCCGTAGATGGGTTTGATACCCATCTTCTTCGCAGCCACTTCCATTTGAACGTGACTAGAAATGTTTCCGTGTTCAGTGACTGCGAGAGATGCCATGCCAATCTCCGCTGCTCGTCTAACGTGAGCTTCGGGGAGAGAATAACCGTCTCCGTACGAGAAGGTTGTATGATGATGGAGACTCGCAAATGTCATCTCCCTTGACCGTTGCGGTAGTCGCCGTGTGCGTTTGACTTTTCGAACCAGAACAGGTGCTTGTACATGCTCGTCTCTATAAACGGGTACGCGGACGCTGAGTTCGTCTAGTCCGTGTTCACTACGTTCGTGTCCGCGTTCAGCCAAGTTGCCTCACCGCGAAATTCGCATAGTTGATGATGTCATGTAGCTCACTTGCTGTGCTGAAGGTCAGCTGCTCGATCAACTCTGCTAAGCCATCTTGGTCGCCATTGCGCATGATCTCGAGTCTCTCGAGTGAGCGCACTACACGGTCGACTTTCAAGCGCATTGTGTTGACTTGGTCCATAGCTGTGTACTCTTTCCACAGCCCACACCTGATCTCCTCACGATCCAGGTGTACGTTGTACGCATCACGTACCACATCGAAGTAGTCGCCCACGTCACTGGTGACGAGCGTACCTCGCCCGAATGTCTGAATGACTTGCTGCAAGTGTTCTCCGGTCATAGGTTCCTCGCGATCTCCCCCGCCTTGTTGTATGCATTGTACATGGTGACACCGTGACGCCACTCCGCCCACCTGCCGCAGCGGTGGACGTAATCCTGGAAGCAGTCACAGTCATTGTTCACCGCTTTGTAGCCGGTGACGACTTCCTCGCCCGGAAATGGCTGCGTGCTCTCGATGGTGCACTTGCCACCAAGAATCGACCAGCGGTACCAGTGATCTTCTAGCATGCCATTGTAGACGACGATCTCGTGCTCTCGATCTGCTTCCGGAGTGGGCAGCGTCTTGATGTAGTATCGCTGCCCGTCAAAGCGATGACCTTGGTTGATGCAGATCTCCTGCGCAGGCAGGGTGCTGATGACGTGTCCTGGGCCAAAGTCCTTCACCACGAACCGCACGACATCAGGATCAACGTCAATGTGGTGTATCTGTCTGTCGAAATGATCCCACAGCTTGTCGTACGCACGCTGTACATTCCAGGACGGATACACCTGCAGATAGTTGTCCCAGCCAGTCTCACGCTCAGGGTCACCGTACACCTTCAGCGCGTAGTCGCGCGCGTTCCCAATGCGGATGAACTGAATGGTGCCCTCCGCGTAGGGTGACGTGACGTTTAGCACTGGCCCATGTAGGTGCTGCGAGCCTGGTATGTCGCTCTTATGCTTGCGGCTGTAGATCACAGGAGTGTGTCCTGCCTGCTCCACCGCGAGCGCACACAGCAGTCCCGCAGGCCCACACCCTAGCACAGCCACTCTCACAGCTTTACCTCCCTCAAGAGCGCATGCAGTGTTGGCTCGACATAGATGTCGCCCAGCACCCTTCGTATCATTCTGGCTTCGTACAGTGTGTTGATGATGGCGTTTGCCTCGTCTCGGCTGATGTTGAGGAGCTCCTCGAGATCCTGACGACGGAACTTTCCTGCGTTACGCAGATGCTTGGCCAACAGCTTACGGCCTAGTAGGTACTCTCTGATCTTATCCTTGTTGTTCTCAGCCTCCGATCTGTCAGACAACATCTCCTTCGAGCGTTCGCGATAGCCGAACGCCGGCATGTTGTAGATCAGATTCATGAACGCCACAGCGTCTTTCACATGCGCTGGTGTAACGATGACGCTCTCACCCTTAGCGTCCGTGCTGAATGTGCGAGCAGCCAGGGCAGCCGCTACACGTGCGATCTTGATGCGGATATTCGCTGCCTGTACAAGCGGTGGATCTTCGATGTACATCTTGCCCATCTCATTTGCTGCGTTGAAGATCTGCTCTTCGGCGGGCTTATAGAACCGCACCTGGTCGGCAGTGCGCGTCCAGGTCCACATCAACATGTTATGGCACGCCTCTTCCGTGTACCGTAGCTCACCACCACTCGCAGGTTGGTTGATAGTCTCAGCCGGTACATCGTACAGTGTGGCGGCCATCGCCAGATCGAAACGGGCGATGTCCTCAGCGTTGCCAATCAGCGGCTTGATAGCGTCCACGCCGTAGGTGTAGTTTGCCATCGTCGCGTTACGCGGATTGCCCAGCCATAGTAACCGTGTACGTGCCCACGTCGTCTCCTGCTGAATCTTCGTCAGCTTTGCTTGCCCGGATGAACGGATATCGCTCATTTGTCCGATCTGCTCAGGCGTAAGACCGCTGATCTCGTCCATCACCACCAGACGCCGGTCATTGAGCGGCACCACACCCCAGGTGATCGCCCATTCTCTACCATTGAGTTGCTGCACACCACCCACCACTCCAGCAAAACTGGCAGCCTCACAGCTTATGATCTCGCCTCCCCCGAAGTGGCGGACCAACCGCTCGGCTGCCAGGCTCTTGCCCGTGCGCGTATCACCGATGATGAGTGATTCCAGCCACCCTCGCGCTACGAGCTCACCTGCAAAATTGAAAGACAGTAGGCTGTGGAACGTCAGATCCATGAGCGCATGCATCTCTGGACGTCCGTGTATGTGTGTGACATGTGAAGCCAGCGCACGACTGATCTCGGCCACCTTCTTGAGAGGCGTCTGTATGCTGCTAGGCTGGAACCGACGCAACATCTTGATTGTTTTAGCGTCCAGGTCAAAGCGGTCAACGCTCGTTTCCATCTGCGTTAGTTCAGAAGCCAGGAACTCGTTGTTATGCGTGCGCGGATTAGGATGTAGAGCTCCAATGACACTAACCGTGTTATTCGGTGCGGTGTCGTATCTCCCCACGGACGTGATCGTGATGTTCTTGTATGCAGCAGCACTAGGACCGCGTTCGGATCCGTCGGTGTAGTCCAGGGCTGGTCTACCATACAGCACCTCAACGGCTTGATGCTCGAGGTGTTCGAACTGCAGCTTCGTGCACCTCCCTCCCGGGATGCCGAATGATTCAGCGATGACCTGGTTTAACGTATTGATCGAAGACTCAATCATAGACAACACCATCGGGTTGTCGCTAGCCACGTTGATCTCTGTCTCGCCATTCAGCCCGTTAAGAGGGCAGGAATGACACTTGTTGCCGGCATCTTGTGTACATGCCAGCCGTATCACCTGCGGCACCGAGTAGCCAGGCTCTTTCCTGCCTCTGATAGTAACCATAACGCGCACAGGCTTGCCTATACGCTTGGAGTCAAATGTATCCAGCACCGAAATTGTCTGCAACTCTGGTACTGGCTTACCACGCGCGTAAGGCTGTGCTGCGTCCAGGTAGGTCTGTAGCTCGCTCTCCTCATGCTCGAGGAAGAAGTCGGTCAGATCCTTGCCGTGCTTCTTGACCAACTCATAGGGCAGCTCAACTAGGCGCACATCCGCCATCACAGATAATGCTCGCGCGATCTTTCGTGCGCCCGCTTGTCCCTCCTCATCGCGGTCTTGGCAGACATAAACGGTTTTACCCTTGAACCACTCGTTCCATTCGGTGTGCCACACGTTCTCACCGGCGGTACGAGTCACACAGTTGTAGCCTGCCTGTAGCGTGCGAAGGGTGTCCCATTCACCGGCAGCGATGATGTATTTGTCCAGGCCGGCATTCAGCTTAGCCAAAGGATACAGCTGTGGTGGGCTGTTGTAGCCGCGCTCACCCCAGATCTTTCTGCCTGTACCGGGCGTGGGATTGTAGTAACGCACATTGAGTATCTCACCGTCGACAGAGCGGACCGGGATGGTGTAGTGCTTCTTGTCTTCCATACCGATCTCGTAGGTACGCACGGTCTCTAGCGTGATGCCGCGCCGCTCTAGCAGCCATTGTAGTGCGCTCTCGTTGCTGAGCAGTGCGCTGTGCCAGCCTGCGATCATGCCTTCATTGAGCAGACGTGTGGGCTTTGGCGTAGGCTGCCCATTAAGGTCGGGATCACCATTACTGTGACCGTCAGTCTCACGCCACTCGCTCATGCGCCTGATCAGCGCCGTGATGGGCATACCACCACAACGGAAGCAGTAGAACACACCCTTCTCAATGTTGAGACTGGCGGACCGCTTCTCATCGTCATGCAGCGGGCACTTCAGGTTCCACTCCCGCGTACCGTCGATGTTTATATGGGTCGGCTGTTCGCCCTCAAGATATGGGGCAAGCAGACGAATCTGTCGTTTTGTGACGGGCATCGCCTCAGGCTTGAGACGAGGCTTCTCGCTTACTCTGCATCCGTCTGTCAGGCGTACCGATCTTCCGGTACATCTCTTCACGGATCAGCGACGTGCGTGTGACGAACATCTTGGGCTCAACCCTGCATTCACCGCGCAGGTAATGTGAGACAGTGACGTCAACATCTTGCCGCTCACTAATGGAGCAAGAAAACACCCAGTTGATGCGCTTACCAGTTCGTCCCACGAGTGACTCTAGCCGGTACGTGTGTCCGCTCATAGCGAGCACGGTAGCCAGCGTCATATCGTCTGTGCGAAAAGCCTCGCTCATAGCCTTTGGTCTATGCGTCGAATGGATTCTCGGAGTCGTCGGCGCGAAGCTGCTCGATGATGGCGGCCATCATGCGCTCCTCAGCACCACGCCCACGGATTGCCGGCAGCTTACCCAGCTGACGCTGATCCCACTCCTCCTTCAGCTGGTCGAGGTCCCACTCGTCGTAGTCGTCTTCGGTGGTCTCAGCTTCGTCCGCCGCATCCGACACAGCGTTGTCCTCTGCGCGCAGAGCCGCAATGGTCTTGTTGCGCTTGCTGCCCCTACCACCGGGCAGGGTGAGGTCACGGTCCTCAGCCTCTGCGTACAAGTCGTCGTCTGTCCAGTCGTCGTACGAGCCGAACTCCTCACCCTCGCGCGACGGCTCGAAGCCAGCTTTGCTGTATGTCTTGGTGTCGACGGCTGCGTCGTCGTCGTCATCTCCGTTGTCGTCGTCATCTTCGGGACCACTCTTGCTGCTGCCTGAGAGCTCGCTGACTGAACCGTTGCCCTCAGCCCACGTCTCGTCGTCGCCAGACACAGCTTTCATCAACTTGCCCATCTGCGGGCTGTACTCACCCTCGTACTGGCCAGAGTTGACCTTGACGCGCACGAACTTGTCGAGCATCTTGTCGGGGTCGAATTGGCCTCTGTCCTTGAGCCCCACTGCGCGTACGAATTCGGCCAGCTTCCAGTCGGCAGCTTCGCTGAGACCGATGTATGTGAAGCCCCAGTCGTACTCAGACCCGAAGTCGAGCGCGACCTCGATATCGTTGGCGGGTGATCCGTCCCGCTTCGCTTCGCGCTGTTGGCAGCGGACGATCTTGGCGATGCGCAGTCCTGGCTTCACCTTCACGCCGGTGCCGCCACCTGACTCCTCGACGCCTGAGACGTCGTACTTGATCAATTTTGCCACTATTGCTCCCTTCGACCACGACGGCGTGGTCCGTTGTTGGTGGTGTGGTATGTCCCACCCAGTGGCTTACCACGTGCACCCTCGATTGCCCTCATGATCTTCGGTATTGTTGGGTTGTCCGTGTAGCCCTTGGGCAAGAAAGCGTCGTACTGATCTTTGGCATAGAATCGGCTATTCTCCGCCACATGCAGCCGACGCCACTTCAGATCTTTGTCGTCGTTTTCAATCACCTCCAAGAATGCGACCATGTTCATGTACCCACAGATCTTCTCCGTCATGTTTCTGCCCTGCACATACGGACGGAGAAGTGATCCACCCTCATCATTGGTAGGATGCTGCCCTTCATGCGGGTGGAATGTGACCCCGAAGTGAAAGCTGTTTGCACCGACCATGTGTCGGATCCATTGCTGTATCCGCTCCATGTTGCGGCCGTACTCACCGCGATCGAGGCCGCTGGTTGGCGACAAATTGGGCTTACCAGGCTTGCCATCAGCGCCGATCTGGTATGCGCGAGCAGGCTTCTCAGCCACGGTAGCGTCCCAAACATCATCCAGCAGCACGTCTTGATCAATACTGACGCAGTCCCACCACACCCACAGGTACGGATGCTGGCTCATGCGTAGGTATTCCTGCACCTCAAGCATCTGCTCCCAGTTGTCGGCCAAGAAATGCTCTAGATTCGGCAGCTTCAGAATGCGTGACGGTAGCAGGCTGAGGCTACTGTGTATGATAAGCGTGCGTCCTGCCTCAGCGGCTGTGCCCGCCAGGGACGTCTTGCCCCAACCAGGATAGCTGTACAATCCTAGCCGTATCCAGTCACCCGTACCTACCGGCGTGATACCGGCAAGAATGTCGTACTGATTAGACTGTGCATCCCTACGCTGTGGGGCTGCGCGTCTACCGGCCATCGTACACCTCATGCTCCGCGTAAGGATCCCACGGCTTTGTTGTCTGCTTCAGGAACGTCTTCCAGTCGTTGCCCGTCTCGTGTAGCTCGCAGACATCCCGCATTGAACAAGTCGGACAGGTGAACATGCCGGGATTTTTGCTGATCTCTAGCTCGCCTGAGCGCAGTAGTTCCAGCCGATGCTGGTCAATGAGTGAGCGCCGCTGTGCTTCGGCGCGGTCGAACTCATCACGAAAGATCGGCTGTCGCAAGAAGTACGGTGATGGCTGCTTCTTGCTGATGCTCCCATCAAGGTTCACGTACACCCGCTTACCATTGACGATCTTGCTTGCCCGTTCGTCGGGCAGGGCTTTGCGTAAGAAGTTGTACATCATGCCATTAAGCTGCTGCTTGGGCCCCAGCATACCCTGCTCGCGCAAGAACTGCACGCCCCATGACCAATACGCACCCGCCTGGTCGTCAACCTGTAGATACTTCAGCTTGCTGTCGCCTATGCCGGCAGTCGTCTTGTGATCAGGGATCCACAGAGTCTTGTCCATTCGATCACGCCACACACCATCCAGCACGCCGGTGTACCAGAACCACGGCACGACCTTGCTGTGTGGCCATGCGTCTATGCGTACCTCGTGGCTTACCAGCACACGGAATGGCATCTCGGTGACTAGGACTTCCCAGCGGTCGTCCTTGCCATACTCAGACACGTAGTTCTCAAGCATGGCCACGCCGAGCTCTAGCGCATTGACCCATCGATCTTCCTCGTCAACGCGCATGCCGAAGATCTCGCTGTTGTGCTTTGCGTCCTCTTCGTAGGCTTTCTCAAAGGCACGTGCTGGATGCACGCCGCGCTTCACGCCAGGCACGTAGTAGGCTGCCAGGGCTTTGTGTACGAGACTGCCGAACCTAAGCGCAGGCATCTCTGTTTGCGGCTGGAGCTTATTCTCGTATATCAACCACCACAAAAACTCGCACTTCTTGTAGGTGGTGCGCTCACTTGTACGAAGAAGAGGCAGGCTGACACCCTCGGGGAGAGTGATTGAGGAGTCAGCCTGCCTCCCTGGCCGCCTGCGACCAGTGCCGCTGGCAGGATGAGGGTCAGCAGCACCGTGAGACGAACGCGAGCTCCCCTTCTTCACATTCGTCTCACGCTGCTGCTGA